TAATACAGTTGGTAAGAAGTTACTAAAGATAACAGCACAACCATATAAGTTAGTTAAACGACCTGTTGCTAGAATCTCTTCACCTAGTGATGAGATTGCTGAACCACCGACATTGTTAGCAGTAGTAACCGCTCCACCTGATAGTTCTGCTAATGCTCTGATCATTGAAGATCCGCCATTAACTCCAGTACCATTCGGTGTTGTAGATCCGTTTGAATCTAAAACAATGATTGGTGTTCCTGGAAGTTTAGCAACTGTGTAGTTTTGTCTGATATTTCTAACAAGACCTAATACAGTGTTTGCATAGAACTCAGAGTCAAGAGGCACAAGTGGTGCTGTTCCTTCTTCTGCTAATTCCATAGCACCTAGTGATAACATTTGATTAAAGCCATCAGCACCAACTACTACAGTATTCTGTGTTGTTGCTTTGAAGCCAGCAAATGCTGCCGCTACGCGGATGTCTAGCTTTTCTGCATAAGATCCACCTAATTCTTCTCCCAAAGTTGCCGCTAATTCAAATGATGTAGTCCATGAATAGAACACATCAAATGCTGTTGCCGCTACAGCTGGGGTCGCTTGGATTGATCCTTGACCTAAGGCTGGTGTTTGTTCATAAGCCGCACCTGCGTTAGCAGTTGGTGGCCCTGATTCAAAACCATTACCAAGTACTGTACCTACTCCGCCTTGATAAGCGTTTGGTAGGTAGTCCTGATAGGTTATTGCTCCGAAAGTAGGCACCAAATAAGTGTCGCCTTGGTTCGGTTGCACAACGCTAGTAAAATCTACTAAACCTTGTGACTCGTGCATCGCTTCTAGCGTTTGTGTTAATTAGAGTTCGTTACTCTCTAACTCTCTTTTCAGAGACTGTATATTTCTATACAGAGCAGACTATATCATAATCCTTATAATAAGGATTCTGGGTGCTTCGTGTCACTTGACACTACGAGATTGCTCTCTAGTCGTTGAACCTTCCTCTTAATGAGGCTCGGCTGCTGATTGTCTTTGTCATTACACATTAAGATGTCCCAGCAATTCTCCCAGTTCTTCACTAACATATTGCTATGCTAGGCGCCCTATAAAATAAGCGAAGTTTGCGATTGCTGTCGTGAAGCCGTTAGCCTCATTGTTCAATCCTTGTAATACATATGCCATGATTAATCTCCTATAAAAATATTATGTTGGCTATAACAATTAATCCCGTCTAAGACCGTTTTCAGAAACAGTTACACCGATACCTTTTAACCCCATGCCTTTACCTAAACCATTTTTCTGTTTCCAAGCCTTCCATTCGGCAGGCTGGCGAGAAAAGTCGGGTATAGCATCTAGGTCGCTACCTGCGAACTTAGTCTGACCGGGTCTCAATCCGGAACCTGATTGAGTTGATGAACTTTGCTTAAGTAACTTTGGGTTACCTTTCGCTACTTCTTCAACTAAATCGTTTAATGTGAGCGGTGCTCCATCTTGTCCGTATCGTTCTTGCCCCTTAGCGTTTACAATGCTGTAAGTTTTGTCTTCATTCCATTGAATATTAGACTGGACTTTTTGCATCGCATACTCTGAAAGTTCAGAATCAAAACGATCACCCATTGACTGTAAGATATCAGATTCAAGTTCTTTACCTTTCAGTGCTATCTCTTTTTGAGATAACTCTGATTGTAACTTAGCAAACTGTTCTTGTAAGTCATTGTTAGAAACAGACTGGGTCCGTTGCTGTGGTTGATGTTGCTCCACTGGCTGTGCGTTGCCACCGAGTTGTGATTTTGCTGTAGACTGGGCTATATAAGAAACCGCATCTTCAACAGAAGTTAAATTCTGTCCTGATGCTTTACTCAACGCATTAAGTATGCCTTGGGTATTACTTTTTCTAATAACGCCTGGATCTATTTTAGCACTATCACTTGAAGTATTTTGACTTTCAACATTATTGTTGTCTATCACTGTCTCTTCAGACAGGGCTTGTCCGTTGCCACCGATTATATTTTCTTCAATCATTAATTTTTCCTATTGTATCGTAATAAACGAGTTATTGGTTAGCGTCCAGTATTAATACCAGACAGTTGTACGGCTACAGCTTGTGTAGTCTCATATGACGGGCCAGTTTGTTGTACTGCCACCGGTCTCCCAGGGCCTGTTCCATCGTATTCATTTAATTCGTAATCTCCATTATCTTGTCCCATGTAGTCTTCACCACTCGGAATCTGTGATAATAAATCACGGCTTAAAACTCTTTCGTTATCGTCAGTCATTAACTGTTTGATAACTGGATTCTGTAATGTATCTATGAATGCTTGTTCGTATTGAGCAATGGCTTCTTCTGGAGCCAACATAGAGATCACATCTTTTGTGATCATAGCATCTACCATTTCATTGTCTGGTGCTAATGCTTTTGCTTCTTTGTATATAGCAACTCTGTAATTTGTATCATGTTTGTCGTAGTCAGTGCCATACCAGACCTCTCCTGCCCAACGCATGTCCATGAAACGAGCCGCGTATGTGAAGATTTGTTCTTCTGCTACTTCTAAGAGACGAGCTTTTGATTTAGCAACTCTAAATAATCCCTTACGCTCTTCAATTATTGCTACACCTGATTGTACATTGTGGCGACTAAATCTAAGTCCACCTAAGCCTGTTAAGTTTTCTATCTGATTCAAAACTTCGGCTTGAAGTTTCATAGTCTTTTCAATATCACCTGTATCTACTGGTATCGTTTCTACTTGTCCTTGAGTTGCTCTGACAATTGCTCCGGCAGCCGCTGGGACTGAAACGCCTTTGTCTGCCCTGATTAAAGTTTTTGCAAATTGTACACTGGTATATGCATCGCATTCTAACTTGTAGTATTCTCTTTGTGCATCAGAAGCATCTGAAATTGCTGAGATACCGTAATCAATGCTACGAGGATCTATTTTATTGTATACCATAAATCCTGGTACGCCCATACCTTCTGGGTATGTACCTTCTGCAATGATTTCTGCTTCTTCATCTTCTGTCGCATTTTTTGCTACTTTATAACTAATCCAATATGATGGATAATTTTCTGTGCCTAAGTGATAGCACTTAAAATAGAAACAGTCATCGTCTTCGTTCTCTAATACTTTAATGTATTCTACTACTGGTTTTCCAGCATATACAGAATAGGACCAGTCCCACACTTGTGTCGGGTTAACAGCAACGACATATGGTCTGCCTAGATTGCCTTCACTTTCTTGTGGCATATCTACAAACACCCAACATTGTCCGTAAATGGATGTTAGATTAGACACATGCTCCATAAACGCATCCATTGATCGGTTGTGCATATCTGCATCTAATAACATAAGTTGTGACCACTCAATGTTATCTGGATTAATTGCTGTGCCTTGTGGAGTAGCAAATCGTAAATTGCGAGAAATTTCGGGCTCAAAAATTACATCATTTATAGTGTCTACTATGTAACTACAGATAGGCTGTGCTACTGTGTTCTCAATTAAATCTAAATATATTGTTCCATCTTCTGACGGACGCTTTTTGCGTACATGTCTTTTGAATGGAAGACCACCTAGATACGCATACTCGTATGATTGCATCTGGGGCATCATAGCGGCGTAAAGAGGGTTTTGTTTTAGGAGTGACCTTGACTTCATATATAAAGTTCCGTGAATGTAGTGATGTTATTTATAACTCAATATTGTATTTAGTATATATTCTTATTATTTCTTAGGCTTATGCTTACAGTTGTCATTGTGCCATCTAGCTATTAGTCCAGCTTGACATTCCATATCGCAATAATCGCATTTTATTTTGCTTCTACTGCCAAAGTGATTGTGTCTATTGCGATCCATCATTTGTTTAGTATTTTCTTTGTGTGTTCCAGCACTTAAGTGAGCAGGGTTGGTACAAAGCATGTTGTCACATTCATGTAATACGCACAAGCCTTTAGGTATCGCTCCATAAGCAATCTCATATGCTACACGATGCGTTGTACGCATACCTTTAATATCATTGTCTCTGATAAATCCATAACCGATGTTGTTAACAGCACCTTGCCATTCCCAGCAGTTAGTCTTGCTATCTTTAATTACATTTCTGTATAGTCTTGTTATTATTGGTGTTATTGGTCTGCCTTTCATTTTATATCCCCTTTTTGTTTTGTAGTTCTTTTACTTTGTCTAGTGATTCAAACAACCGATCAATCTTTTGACCTAATTGTTTATTGCCTCCTAAACTGTTATGTTCGTATACAGTAGCAATCAATTGCTTCTTGTAATGATCACAAGTTGCCTCGTGCTTCAAATACTCAGTTGGCTGAGACAAGTTATAAACTATCTTGCTATAGCGTCTTATTCGTTCTTCTAGTTCTGGCAAACGAATAATATCATTAATGCTACTGTCTACTTTCATAGTATTATTTATACTTAATAAAACATACTACCAAATTACATGATCAACATCATTGTCATCTTGACCCATGATCTCTTCCCATGTTGGTCCGCCGGGATATAAAGGAGAATAAGGCTTGTGTTCTTGTCCTGGTTCCATTGCTCTGCTTATTCGTTGATCCATACCTACATACTCTGCTCCACCCCAAGACTCGTGTTGAATAGGAAACAGATGTTGACACAAATATCTGCAACAATCACCCAACCCATCAATATGGCTGTATTTTGCATCTTTGTATTTGACTAACTTCTTACGACTGCCGTCTTCAAAGTGAAAACTTGACAGTGCTTCAATTAATAGTGTGTCATAAGGACTTACTACAAGTCCACCCCTATTAATAAATGCGTTACTAGAATTATCTGTATCACTGATTAAAGGATTTGTTTTCTTATTGTTGATGATTGTAAATCCGTACTTGGACAAAATTGTTCTATCTGTGATTCCGAACTGACTTGTAGTATCTCGGTTTGTTTGGCTTCCTGTTTGGTCAATGACTGAATAGATTTTGCGTCTAGGGTAGTCTGCTCGGATTGCTTTTGCTAAGTCTTCTGTACTACAATCTTTAATTGCGTAAGATTTAAGCACTTCAATCGTACCATCTTTATCTCCGGGCTTTGTCACTTGTGTTACGATAGCACACATCCGTTTCTTATTAAAATCGTGTGATGTATAAATTGGACCTAAGTTGTCAAACACATCTCTGACATGTTTTGCTTTGTCAAAGGTGTAGAAGAATTGATCTTCAACTGATTCCCACGAACACATATAGTCTTGCTCAAACTTGAGAGGACTAATCATTCTTTTTTGTTCTAAAATAAAGTCTAAGTTTCCTGACCTCATCTGTTCATAATTAAAATGTCTAACAATGTATTTGTCTGGATTCTCTTTTGCTAAATTGAATAGATCGTATAATGGTCCGTTACCGTTAGGAGTAGAGATGACTAAAAGTCTACCTACTGTGTCTGGTGAACCAACACGAGGTCGTAATCTGTTTGTTATCTCTTGTAAAGTATTGGCACTGTATTGTGACGCCTCATCACACACAGCAACCCCTACATTCAAGCCCCGAAGCGATTCCTGCATTTCCGCAGATTTGCACCGGATGAAGACACCATTAGGAAACTTAATTGTTAGTTCAGAGTTGTTGATTTCTTTACCATCTCTCAGACCGAAGTTTTCTATACAGTTGCGTTTTAAGTCTTCCCAGACTAATGCTTTGATTTGGCTTCCAGTTGGTGCAAAATATATAATATCCTTTTGCTTGTGATACTTCTCGTCAGTAGCAAACAATGGTAACGCAATAGATGCTAAGTAAGTTTTACCAGAGCCAACTGGAATGATGGCTAGATGACTTTTATCGGTATTCAACCAATCATCCATAATGGTGGCCTGTTCCCCGTAAAGGGTGTAGTCAATATTATTTGTTGCTGGCATCTATAATCTTTAGTGCTGGTTCAGTCCATTCAGGTAGTTCTGCTTTTTGAAAGTTAAAGTTATTAACTAACGATTGTCCACCAGATGTAACATCCATTGAAACTTTATCTGCGATAACTTTTCCTAATATAAGTTTTTCGTATGCTAGTCGGGCAGTAACATCACAACTGATTATGGCTGCATGATATCCGATTGCAAGTAGTTCCGGAAAAGATTTTCCAGTTTGTAAAGCAATTTGATGAAGTATCTTTTCAGATGTAACTGTATTCTTAGCACCCACTGGTCTCCCAACTGGATTACTAGTTTTGTTTTTCGCCCCTTTAGGTCTTCCAGCTTTCTTAACTGGTTTGTTTATCTGTGACATTTAATATCTCCTCTGATAGTTTGTTGATCTTATTATCAAACAATGCTTGAACTTGTGCGGGTAATGATTTCTTCTTTGATACAAACATAATTGTTTTATGTAGGTCGTTCACATCTATTACATTGTCTAGTTTAGATAACGCCATTACATAATGCTTATAGCAATTCTCACAACATAGATGTCCCACAAGTGTGTTGATCTTATATCCCATCGTCTTTTCTAATCGTTCGCTCATAATCTTCCCTCGTAATCTAATACATAGTTGCTACAATA